TAGGCAAGAAACAATTAAACATATCAAAGCAATAGGTTCATTCTACGAACCCAAGATAGACACAAGTTCCAGCGACAAATTCATAGACTCAATGAAAAAATGTATAGCTTACATTAATATTGATTTAAACAAGCAGGAACAAATACCAACATTACTAATTATAGCACAAGCCATTGTAGAATCTAATTATGGTACAAGTAGGTTTGCTAAGGAAGGTAATGCTCTTTTTGGAGTTAGAGTTTGGTCTAAGAACGGAATACTTCCATTAAAACAAGACGCATCTATTAACTGGAGAATTAAAACTTACAAAACAAAATGCAGTTCAGTAAAAGATTATGTATCAATATTAAACAACAATCATCACTATTCTGAATTTAGAAATCTAAGACAAAGAACAAAAGACCCTGTTAAACTAGCAGAAACATTAGGCAACTATTCTACTTCACAAACGTACCGAATAGAGATAGTTAGAATGATTAACAAAATAAAGGATAAAATATAATGGCTAACGAAACCACTTCTACAAGCACAGCAGTTTTATATACCAATCGTAAAGCAAAAGGCACTTATAGAGTTTATAAACCAAAAACTTTAAAGATGCCAAAAAGGAAAAAGAAATGAAAAAAGCTATTTACGACAGACCAAGACCAGCAAGACTCGGCAAACCAAAACCATTTAATACTAAAACTAAAGCTTATAAAACTGCAAGACGTTCAGCAGGTCAAAAGTTCGGCAAGAAAAATAGCTTTGTTAAAAACCTATACATAGCAAAGAAGCTTAAAAGAAAATGAAGTTACCTAACGAGATAGTCTTTGGAAGCAGACTTATTAAGTTAAACCTCATTGACCACGAATTAGCTTCTAAGAAGAACATATTTGGACAATTTGAATATAGTAAAAACCTAATGACTTTAGACAAATCATTAGACCCTATTGAGATGAGTAATACTTTGTTACACGAATTATTCCACTTACTACATGATGAATACAAAATAGATTTAAGTGCAAAAGCTGAAGAAATATCCTGCAATTCATTAGCTAATGGCATGTGTCATATCCTTTATCAAAACCAAGATTTATTAGACTTCCTTTACAAATCTCTTAAAAAAGAATAATAGAACATTTAACGAACACATAGTCGGTTAATTTATGGAACTTATTAAAAAGAAGGTATCTGATCTTATTCCCTACATAAATAACAGTAGGACTCATAGCGAAGAACAAATTACACAACTTATTTCAAGCATTAAAGAATTTGGCTTTACAAACCCAATACTATTAGCACCAGACAATTCAATCATAGCTGGGCATGGTAGATTACTAGCAGTTAAAAGATTAGGACACGAAGAAGTACCTTGCATAATAGTTCAGGGATTAACCAAGACACAAATCAAAGCTTTAATAATAGCAGATAACCAATTAGCACTTAACGCAGGTTGGGATTTAGAAAAGTTATCAGTTGAAGTAGAGGGTCTTAAAGATGAAGATTTTAATATAGATATATTAGGATTTAATGATGACTTTATTAAAGACTTATTAGCAAAAGAAAATAATGGTTTAACTGATGAAGACGCAGTTCCTGAGATTAAAGAAAACCCAAAATCTAAAACTGGAGACATATTTGTATTAGGCAATCATAGATTAATGTGTGCAGACGCAACAATATCAACTGATGTAGAAAAGCTTTTAAACTCTCAAAAAGCAGATATGATATTTACTGACCCACCTTATGGAGTTGATTATAAAGGAATTAATAACGATTCAAGAGATGGACTAGAAGAACTATTAAGAGGTTCTTTTGCAAACTATTTTACATATTCAAAATCAGGTGCTTCTATTTATTGTTTCCATTCAGACAGATGTGCTGATTTATTTCATAAAGTGTTTAGAGAGTTTTTTCATTTTAGTTCTATGGTTATTTGGGCTAAGAACAAATTAACTTTAAGCCAAACAGATTATCAAAGCCAACATGAACCTTGTCTTTATGGTTGGTTAAAAAACGGAACTCACTCTTGGCACTCAGATAGAAAACAAACTTCAGTATGGAAATTTGATAAAGAATCAGTAGTCGGACACACAACACCAAAACCAGTAGCTTTAGTTTGTAATGCCATAAACAATAGTTCAAAAGGAGATGATGTAATTTTAGATTTATTTGGTGGTTCTGGTAGCACCTTAATAGCTTGTGAAAAACTAGGTCGCAAAGCTAATGTCATGGAACTAGACCCTAAATATTGTGATGTAATAATACAAAGGTGGCAACAATTTACAGGAAAAGAAGCTATACATGAGCAAACAGGAAAAACCTACAATTCAATCTGAGGTTAAAAAGGTAGGTAGACCAAAGCTTGATATTGACGGAGAACAAGTAATAAGATTAGCTAGATTACATTGTACTATGCAAGAAATGGCTTCGTTCTTTGGTTGCCATGTTGATACTCTAAGGGATAATTTTTCCAAAGAAATAGACAAAGGAAAAGCTGAAGGAAATATTAGTTTAAGACGTAAACAATGGCAAGTAGCAGTTGAGAAAGGAAATCCATTAATGCTTATTTGGCTTGGCAAACAAATGCTTGGACAAGCAAACGAGGTATATGAATCTGATAGCAATATACCTTTGCCTATTTATGATATAATAGAAGAATCAAAAGAAGTTATTGAAATGAAGGAAGTGAAAAATGAGTAAATGTATATTCTGTCATAAACTAATGATGAACAAATTAGAGCAACACGTTAAAGCTTGTTCTAAATGTATTGTAGATCTACTTATGAAGAAGCATAATTTAAAAGTTAAGAAACAAGCACCAATAATAATTAACACTAGAAAAAATGGTTAAATTTAGTTTAAGAAGTTCTGATAAAAGCAAGAAGGGTGGGCTATCTGCATCTGGTAGAGCAAGATATAATCGTGCTACTGGAAGCAATCTAAGACCACCAGTAAAAGGCAGACCAAATACAGCAACAGAATTTAGACGCAAAGGTTCATTCTTAGTTAGAATGGGAAGTAGTAGAGGACAGTTATTTAAAAACGGACAAAAGACAAGATTAAAATTAGCTTTGGAAAGCTGGGGTTATCGTGGGGCTAGTAAACAAGAAGCAGTAGCTTTGGGCAGAAGGTATTTAAGAACATATCAAAACAAAAAGAAATGATACAATGTGTGGGCGAAAGAAACCAAAGATGCTAGATAAGAAAATGCGAGGGACAAACGACTTAGAAGTAATCATTTATAATCTTAAAAAAGAAATAGATAGACTAAACGAAGAACTACAAGCCAAAGATATTGAGTTAAAAAAACTTCAGTCTAATGATTAATGTCTTTATTGGATATGATAGCAAAGAGAAAATAGCTTACCACATACTAGCCGAGAGCATACTAAGACAAAGTTCAGTACCAGTATCATTTACACCAATATACTTACCTAACATTAAAGATTCATTTAATAGACCAAAGAATAGCTTATCATCTACTGAGTTTTCTTTTAGTAGGTTTATAGTTCCTTACCTTATGAACTATAATGGTTGGGCATTATTTCTAGATTGCGATATGCTTTTTAAAACTGACATCAAAGAACTATGGGATTTAAGAAATGATGATTATGAAGTTATGGTTTGTCAGCACGATTATACACCTAAGCACTTATCTAAGTTCGGCAATCAAATACAAACTGTTTATGAGAAAAAGAACTGGTCTAGTTTAATGCTAATGAATACAGCTAAGTGTAAACAGCTTACAAAAGAATATGTTGATACTGCATCAGGATTAGAACTTCATCAATTTAAATGGACTGACAAAGTAGGTGGCTTACCTCTAGAATGGAATTGGTTAGTTGGAGAATATCCACACAATCCTAAAGCTAAGAACATACATTTTACAGAAGGTGGTTGTTACTTTGATAAGTACGAGACTTGTGATTACTCATCAGACTGGTTTGATGTTTATACGAATACTGTTAAGATTCAATTATGAAAGCTTTTGTAACTGGTTGCGACAAAGACTATATAGATATACTTGATTGGTTCTTAGAAGGTTATCATAAGCATATTAAGATTCCATTATACATAGCTAACTTTGGAATGTTAAAACAATATCCCAATTCATTCTTAGTTGCTTCAGATGGCAGGACTTGGTTCTATAAACCTAAGGCAATAGAAAAAGTACCAGCAGATAAAATAATTTGGTTAGACTGCGATATAGAAATCAAAGAAGATATATCTGATTTGTTTGATATGCTAGATGACTGCGATTATCTTGTTAGTAAAGATCACGCAGTTAGAACTGATAGATGGCAAACTGGAATAGTCGGCATAAACAATAAACAAGTTCTAAATAAATGGTTTGATAGATGCGAGATGAGACAAGAACGAGGAGATCAAGAAGCATTTAACATAATAGCACACGAGTTTAAGATAAATAGAATACCAGACAATTATCATGGGTTAAGATTAGGTAAGAATAATGATATAGCTAAAACAATACATTGGACTGGAGATGATGGAAAAGAAATTATTAGAGAGAAGATTCGTAAGTCAGAACAGA